AGTAGTGAACTTCCTTGGAAGAATCGCTATATGTTCGAGAGTTATATCCAGTTGTATCCAATTGTACAAACATGTCCTTATCGGTCACTCAGGGTTTTGACTTTGCTGACGATCAACCAGGGGACCCTCAATTTGTTTTTGATCCTAGACAGGCATACCAAGTGTTTATCAGTACTTACGGACAAGGGCTACAGGACCTCAGTGCGGTACGTATCTTCTTGTCTAAGGCTAGACAATGTAAGCTTAAGATGCGTGAAAAGAGGATACCACAAATTAATACTCGCTTTGGAGCACTGGTACTTCCGCTGGTTAATTGCCATCATCCCGACTTCAGGCAGAATCGTATCCCTGGGACAGCACTCACCCTTCGACGTGTGTCCGGGTTCATTGCCATGTACATCATGTTCCAGTACGAAGTTTCCCCTGCCAACCGAGCTATCATCGAAAGAACTATCGTTAATCCAATTGCAAGAGCAAAAAATCTTGACTGGGACATCGGGTATAAGCTATATCTATCGTTCTTGCCAGGAGCAGAATTCTACCTCTTAGAGCTTGACTTCTTTCCTCTGTGCATTGCTATGTACAGAGTTAAAGATGGAAAGCTTGATGAAGATTTCCTGGACAGAATCATGGCTCAGCAGGTGGAAGGCATGAACCAAGACCTATGGACTGTCAAATATGAAGGGTTGATTGAGAAATCTGAGAAGATCGTCAACAATCTCCAATGGAAAGACAAGCCTGCTGGCAGAATCACACAGGCTGGCCTTGAATTCCTAAGAAAGAGAGGAATTGCAATGAGAAAGTATGGCCCCTCTGCACCGCTATCAATTCAGGGAGCCACTGCTCTTCCCATGCTAACAAGTACACAGAGTCAGCAACAACAATTGCAGAGCCAGCAGAGCGCCACACCAGCTGCTTACACCTTCCCAGGTATGCAGTATTTCCAACCGCAAATGTATCAGAGTATCCCTCAGGCTAGTATATACCAACCTCAGATCCAACTTCAGCAACCAATGATCAACCAGCAGCAATATGCTTCTCTAGGAGCTAAGCCAAAGGTCAACAGTCAGCTGATGACCCCGATAAGCTTTGGTGCTCCACAGGTGGCCCCAAGACAGCAAGGTTTGCCATTTCTGAATGCAGCAGGACCCAATTTGCAAAGTGTGATTCCACCTCAACAAAAATTACAAGCTGCCCCACTACCACAGCTGACGGTCACTCAGGAAGAGAGTGACGCAGGGGCTTCTGCAGGGAGTCTAGATGATATGACTGAAGAACAGCTGACATTTGGAGATTTCTCTGCAGGAGAGGATCGCCTATCCTACTATGAGAAGCTTGGGTACACACCTGAGCAGATCAAGGAGGCTGAGGCCAAGTACTTAGCAGAACAACAGCAGTAAATCGGCCATATTATTCATAGGCAGTTAATTAACCGATCATTAATTAATCTAAGTAATCATATAAGCAAAAAATAAAAACAAAAAACAAAAAAAGAGTTATAAAACTACAAAAACTACAAAAAACACAAAAAAACAAAAAAATACAAAAAATAATTAATTTTAAGTTAGATTAAGCCCTAATGGGCAACAACAAACAACAGCTAGCAGCATGTTTTAGTAAATTTAAGTAGCTGTTAATGCAGAGGTAAAGCGTTCCAAGGAAGAACACTACT